CCCTAAAGGCCAAATACTCCGCGCTGCATACAAACGCGAAGCCTATACTCGTAGTGATGGGACCCGTGTCCACTCCACTTTAGTTGCACCTTCTTGTATAGAAGATATAGGTGCTCCAGGTAAAGGCCGTAAAGAATGGATTATCCGTGATTTCGACCATGTTTTAAGTCAACATGGATATGAGGATGTTAAAAATAAATCTGAAATTGCCAGACATCGTGCCCTTAATAAAGTTCTTAAAGCATTAGCCGACAAACACGGTGAACGTCAATCTTATATCACTGCAATCAAAGAATTAGTTGCCAGGGCTAATTATCAAATCAGAACCAATCCACCTGTGTCTAAAATCTTTAAAGATGATGCTGACTGGATCTCAGCAAAATATGCTGAATTCAAAAAGAAAGAAGGCATCACCAATTAAAAGTTATTTTACATTTAATGTAAAATGAATTCCTCAGAAATTACAAAAGATTGCCTGCATATTTTTAATTTGATTGATGCAGAAACTAATGAAAAAGATATTGATGAATGTTTGAGAATATTGAATGATATAAATTTTCATGTAAAACCGATGCAAAATTACAAATATAATTCTTATGAGGCATTTGAATTAGCTAAGAAATGGAAAACTAAATTTGCAGAACAAATGTTTGCTGATTAATTTAATGTTGGAGTCCAAACTTGGACATAATTTGTTTGATTATTAATAAAATTACTTTTGTTGACATCGCATTGATTTAGTGTTGCAGCGATATTATAGCAGCGGATTTGTTGATCAGGTGGGACGAATGGGTAAGGAGGATTTGGATTATATGTGGACCTTGTAGGTTTTAGATTTTTACTTGGAACAATTTTATTTCCCACTTGACGATATGTTTGGGTATAGTCAGTTGGAGCACATTGACATGCACAAGGTTCATTTACGGTGCCAATGATTTTGCATTGGTTTAATTCAATTGTTTCGAGATATCCGTATGCTTTTGGAAGGACAACAATGCGGGGATATTTCTGGACTTGACAGAAGACCTGTTCTTGGGTACCGGGAATGGCAGTTGCGCAGGGATTGATGGGATTATTGTTGATGACTTGAATAGGGAATGCATTTTCATTTTTATTTTTGGGCGTAGGAAGTCTGGGAGGGGGGCGATTATGGAGGAAAGACATTTAAGTTTAAGAAGAAAATAATTATATTGTTATATAAAAAATAATGGCATTAAATAAAATTTGGATAAAAAATAATAATTTATGGGAATTAACATCCTCAAATCAATCTGGCTTAAATCATTCTGAAAAGGATGAAAATAAAGAAATAAATAATTTATTATTACTTGAAAACACCAATTCACCTGAAATACTCTTTCATCTCAAAAAAAGATTCCATCAACTTTCCATCTACACCTACGCCGGTAAAATTCTAATCGCAATCAACCCCTTCCAATCCTCCAATCTATATTCATCAGAAACCCAACAAAAATTCATCGAAAAATTAAATAACCAATCAGTTTCTAACAAAGAACCCCATTTATATGAATTAGCAAACGATGCAATTATTTCAGCAAATAAAAATATATCTTTTCTGATTAGTGGTGAATCCGGTTCTGGGAAGACGGAATCGACTAAAAAATTGTTAGATTATTTTGCAATTAATTTTAAGGATGTTAATAATATTTTACCAAAAATTTTAGAATTCAATTGTATTTTGGAAGCATTTGGAAATGCAACTACTTCGAGAAATCATAATTCATCTCGTTTCGGCAAATTTATTTCCATTAATATCAATAATAATCACGAAATATCAGCCAAAATTAAAACCTATCTTCTTGAAAAAATCCGCGTAGTTTCTCAATCATTATGCAATTATCATATATTTTATAGTTTTGGTTATGGAATAAATTGTCCAGATTGGTTGAATAAATCGAGGGAAGACTGGGATGCAGATTATTTAAAGAAAGATAATTTGGAATATATTTGGAAAAGAAATGAATTAGGAGATAATTTATGGAATGATCTATGCAAAATTATTAATTTACTTGTAAATCTACTTGAAAATAAACTGAATGAAGACTTCCTAAAAGAAAATTTTAATAATTTATCAATGGAAGATTTCAACAAAATATTTGCATTCAAAACAATCAAAACTGCAGAAGAAATAATAAAAACTCCATTAACTCCACAAGAATCATTAAATATAAAACAGACTGTTATGATGACAATTTATGATAAATTGTTTGATCGTATTGTGGAGTTGGTGAATGACAGGCTGGGTAGGAGTATGGAGGTGAAGCGAAGTTTTGGTATTTTGGACATATTTGGTTTTGAAGTTTTTAAGATAAATAATTTTGAACAATTATGCATAAATTATACGAATGAAAGGTTGCAATCTATTTTTAATAAATACGTTTTTGAAGAAGAAATTAAAATGTTTGAGGAAGAGGGAATTTTAAAATCGAGAGTAAGTTTTGAAAACAACAATCATATTATTGATTTCTTTGATAAAAAGCCAGATGGATTTTTTCCATTACTTGATGAAAAATCAATTCTAGGTTCCTCCGATAAAGAACTTTCATTATCTCTTCCCAAAAATAAAGTTATTAAAATGATCCCTGATAAATTTATTATTACCCATTATGCCGAAAATGTTGAATATACTTGGGGAGATTTTACAAATATGAATGTGGAGAAAGCTAATAGTGATATACAAGAGTTTTTGTATAAGTTTTATGGAAATTTTGAGATATTTTCTGGGATGATGCAGATAAAGAGTAAAAAGAGGGGGTCGATAGGAACTGTTACAGTTACATCTCAATTTCGTCAGAATTTAAATTCATTAATAAATGAGTTAAGTTGTTCGGAATTATATTTTATAAGATGTATAAAACCGAATGATGAGAACCGTTCTAACATTTGGGATGAAGAAAAAGTAGAAAAACAACTATCATATTGTGGAATAAAAAGTGCAATTGAATTGGCAAGACAAACTTTTCCAGTAAGAATGGATAAGAATTCTTTTTTGGAGAAGTATGAGGCAGTTTATTTAAGGGAGAATATGAGTAAAGGGGAATGGATGGAAAAAATAGATAAAGAAATTCTTATTGGAAAAACAAAAGTATTTTTTACGAATGAGAAATTGGCATATTTTAATAAATTGTTGATAGATGCACAAAAAGAGTTGATAATGAATCTTGTTAGAATTGTAAAAGGAGCATTAATTCGGGAAAGATTCGTAGAGATGGGAAAGAAGGTGTTGATTATAGTAAATATGTATAGGGTACATTTGGCGAGGAGGGAATTGAGTGTAAGAAAAAATGCATTAAAAATTCAACGAGTGTGGAGGTCGCATTTGGGAAGAAGAATATTTCGGGAAAGACTATCTGCAATTTTATTTATGCAGAGGAGATGGCGGACAAAGACAGCCAAGAAAAAATCGAGAAAATTATTGGCGAGCGCATTGATTTGTTTATTTATGAGAAGGAATTATGTGAATTGGGTTATTAGGGAGAGGAATAGTATGGAGAGGAGGGTAGAGATTGCTAGAAGGGAGGTAAGTAGTCAGTACGAAAATGAAATAAATAATTTAAAATCAGAAATTAATTTTCTTAAAATGGAAAATAATAATCTAAAAATTAAAAATAGTGATTTGGAAAAATATGAAAATATGTATAATGATCTCAATAAAATAATTGATAATAAATCCAACATTGAAATAGAAAAATCATTCTTTACACCAATAACAAGTATGTTTAGTTCATTTAATACCCAGAATGTTGATCATGATAAATATAATAATTTATGGAATAATTTTCAAAGTATGCAAGCTGAATATAGAAGATATCAGGAAGATATGAAAGAAATGCAATTATTGATGGGACAAAAATTGCATGGATTATATATGGAGAATATTAAATTGCAAGAGGAAAATATAAATTTGGTAAGAGAAATGACTGGATCAGGAAGAAAATGGTATGAAAAGTTTTTTTATTAAATTATTGGAAGATTTCTTTATCCAATTCACCACTCACGAATTTTACTGCTCCAGTGTGGACTTTATCACCCATTACTAAGAAAGGTCTTCCAGCTGGTTTATAATCAAATGCCCGAGCTTTTGCTTTTCTTCCTTCCCAACTACGAACTTTCGAATCTCTATAAATATTTTTTTCTTTTCCCAAACAAGGTAACACAAAACATTTAAATATTGAATCGGAAAATTCATTTTGTCCAGTATTCTTAAAATAAAAATTTCTAGCTCTTTCAAGATCATATAAACAGCATTCTGCTATATGTTCCCTATCTTTTATTCCATATCGCGCCGACAAATATATCATAAAATTATAATATAAAACCAATCCATGATAAGTCATTAACTTCAAATTATCATATGTAACATACGGAATACACTTCTCATTTAATTCATAAATAATTAAAATAATATGCGTATCTTTCCCTTCCGGAGTAACGATATATCTTGTAGGAATATGTTTTAAAAATTGGTGGTAACGACGAATTCTAATTTTGTTATTAGTTATTCTTCGCAAATCATCAAAAATAGAATAAGGATTCTGCATACCAATTTCCAAATACTTCACCTCCGGCGCAAAATAATCCGGCAATCCAGATGTTTTCATATATGCATAATATGCCATATCTCCAAACACAATATAATCATTACGTTTATCAATAAAACTTTGAACAATTGATTCTAATGTTGATTTGTAGTATTTTCCTTGGGTTTTTTCACAGAATTTCTTTGGTTTTTCAACAGGGAAGTATTTTTCGACTTTCTGCAATCTCTCAAAATCCTTTTCCCACCTAAAAATACTCTGCTTCGGATTTGTCAATGCCACCAACAAATCAATCTTCAAATGCTTCGGCATAACATAATTTAATCCATCAATAGTTTTAAAAGGGATTAAATCATAAATTTTATCGGGCATATAAACAATATCAGCAACTTCCTGGAAATAATTAAAAACCTTATAAACACCAACATTAACTCCCTCCTTTACTTGAATATATTGAAAACCAGCATTGAATAATTCATTTCCTAATTCAACTGCATGCTTTCTCGGAGTAGGACTATACGCATCATAATCAATGATTTTTCCCTGCTTATTTTTATAAATTTTATTATCCTCCGGCATAAATTTATCTAAAGCGACACCACCATAAATTTTCAATTGATTTTTTTTTAAGAAATTTTCTACAATATTTTGTTGTTTTAGGTATTCGTCTAGGGGTAAAAAAGGAACATCTTTGTTTTCATCATCTACTTCCTCAATTCTTTTTTCAAGAGTTTGGTAAAATTGGGGGGAATATATTTCGAATTCGGACATTTTATAACTTATACATCTTTTTTTTTTAACCCACTTTCAGAGAATAATTTTTCAATATTGATAAAGCTTAAAAATACTTGAAAACTCTTTTTTTTTACATAACTCATTCTTCCACATAGATAATAACCAATCGAAAGATTAAACCAATCTCTTGATTTCTGACTTATTGGTTTATTCAAAATTAAAGTACTAAAAAAATCTATTAAATTATTTTGAAAATTTAGATTACTATTTTGATCATCACTTCTGAAATCTTCATCAATGATATCCCATTCCGAAAAATCAATTACATCCATTTTTCTTATTCTATCAATCTAGTTCTCTTTTTTTTCATTTTTTTCAGAATCATCTTCCTGTTCATCAGATTCCTCCTTGATTTCTTTAACATCTGGTCTATATACCGGTGGCAAATCCCTTTTCCACTCCTTCTTCTTAAACTCCAAAAATGGATTCGTCCTCGGTCCCACACTATTATTCTGTAATATCTCAAAAACATTCTTTTCATGCGGATTCTTTAAATACATATTTCGGTATTTCACCAAATAACCTATATTCGACACTTTATCGTCATATTCCCTCATCGATACCCTCAATGCCTCCAAACTCAAAAATAATAATAATCCATGATAATTTGTATGATTATAATATCCTAAACGTACATAATTCATTGGATAGGGGAGAGAATAAATTGTTAAAATTATTTCTCCATTCAAATACAATTGATAAAAATTATTCTGGAAATAATAGATTGGTGTTTCTTCTTTCAACTTTAAACCAGGTATTTCCGCATTAATTTTCTTCATCAATTCCAATGGATTTTCATGATAAACATGATAATCACCCTTATATTCTCCTTCCTGTGCTGTCATTAAAAAATAACTATAATAACCAGTAAATAAATATGTTCCCTCCTGCTCATTCTTCAAAATATTAAAAACCTTTTCTGATGAATTAATGCTATTAAATGCCGGTTTTGTAACACCCTTTTTTTCCCATTTATCCTGCAAATCTCTCCATAAAAATGGCTCCAACTCTAAATTTCCCTCCCACTCCTCATAATTAAATTTGGGTGTTATGTACTCATACAAAAATATCGGAATCATTAAAAATCCATTTAAATTTACATTTGCACCATATAAATCAATTAATTCTGTATGTTTTGATAAACTTTTGTTAGTTGGATTAACTATCGCACCAATTTCGAATTCAACGTCGATATTAATGCGGGAGGGATAAATATCGTGCCTCGCTCTTACGTAATGATATCCTTTTTCATATAATCCATCGGAAATCTTTTTGGAGACTTCATCAGGATTTTCACAAAATACTAAGATGGAATCTAATAACCAATCAGCTAATTTTTCATTGAATTCTCCGTTTTTCATTTGTTCGACAGATTCTGGTAAAGTAATTTCACCACTAACAAGACGTTTTTTCCAAGCAAATAATTTTTTATTCATTACATAAATTGATTTATCTAATTGAGACAATATGTCGAATATGCTAACTTTTAGACTTAAACGTTCGTTGACGGTGGGGACGATTGTGGCATCGTTATCTTTTGTTCCTTGTTTAATGATAAGTTCAAGTTGTTCCATTTTTAATATATAAGAAGATTTTTCTTTAAGTTTGGAATTTTTTAGAATTGATTTATTATCTATTTATAGAATAGATGAGCAAAGAAAACTCAACTTTAAAAATTGGAGAAATTGTATTAGCACCTTTAGGAGTGTCTGAAAAAAAAACAAAAGTAAAAATCAACGAAATCAAAGATAAATTTGCGAAAGTCGAATATGTCGAAAAAAAAGTTCGCGAAGAACTCGGCAATCGCCCCTTCCTTATTTCCACCAACAAACTCTCCCCCATAGTCTCCCCCAAAAAAATTATTACCAACCGCAATCGCATTCAACCCCAAGAATGGGTAGGACAAATTATGAAGCAATTTCCAAATTGGATTAATACCGTTTTTCTTCCATATCGAGTTGAGGAAAAATTAACCAAAAAAGATAAAGACTTCACCACCTACCAAAAATTCGTCCGAGACTACCTCTCCTCTTCCAGCCCATACCGAGGTCTCCTTATCTACCACGGTCTCGGTAGCGGCAAAACATGCACCAGCATCGCAGTCGCCGAAAATTTAAAGGAAAATAAAAATGTTGTTGTCTTATCTCCAGCAACTTTAAGAAATAATTATTTAACGGCGCTTAAATCCGACCCTGTCTGCGGAACACCTGCTTACAAAAATAACGAAAATCTAATAGATGAAAAATATACCTTCATTTCATATAATGCTTCAAATACAATTGAACAACTTGATCGAATAAGTAGTTTGGATAATCATACGATTGTGATAGATGAGGTGCATAATTTAATATCGATGATGGTGACGAAGAGTAAGAAGGGGCCGGAAATTTATAAGAGATTAATGGAAGCAAAAAATGTTAAAATAGTTGCATTAAGTGGAACTCCTATTATTAATTATCCATTTGAAGTTGCATTGTTAGCTAATATTTTAAGAGGATATCTGGAGGTTCCAACCTTTTTTGTGAAGGATATTAAAGGTGCTGGAGGAGCGGAGTGGCAGACGAATTTGTTGAAGGAGAAGTTGGCAGGAAGAGAAGAAATAGAATATGTTGATGTTTATCAGAGATATGTTTATTTATATTTGAAAATAAATTCATATGATCCAGGTTTTGATGGATTAATTAAAGAAGTGATGGATGTGGCGGTGAGGAATGGGGTTAAGTTGGATTATTTGGAGACGAAGAAGTATAGTTTATTTCCGGAGGAGGAAGAAGAATTCAGAAGTTATTTTATTGAAGAAACAAATGATGGAGATATATTGAAAAATATGGATATGCTTAAAAGACGTCTATTAGGATTAATTAGTTATTATCGTGGTGGAAAGTCAGGTTTTTATCCAACTGTTAATCCAATTCATTTTGAGGAAGTACCGATGAGTAAATATCAGTATCAAGTATATGCGCAGGTAAGGGAGATAGAGAGGGAGAAGGAGAAGGCAGGAGCGATGCAGAAGATGTTAGGGAAAGCAAAGAGTTCTAAGTCTGGTGATGCTGAGAAGAAAGTAAGTTCATTATTTAGGGTTTTTAGTAGGCAATTTAGTAATTTTGTTTTTCCGGAGGAAATAGAGAGGCCTTTTGTTCGTAAATTTATAAAAACTGCGATGAAGAAGATTTTGGAGAAGAAGGCCAGGAGGAGTAATTCTGCCGCAGATGAATTAGCTGAGATCGAGAAAGAAGTAAAAAATTTAGAAGAAGAAAAATTAGATCCAAAAGATAAATCATTAATTGATAAAGCTATCAAAGAATTGAGGGAGAAAAAAGATCAATATTTGAAGAATAATGATCGAGGATTGCAGATTTATTCACCGAAGATGTCGAGGATGTTGGAGATAATGGATAAGAGTCCGGGACTGATATTAGTTTATTCTACTTTTAGGTCGTTGGAGGGTATTGGTATTTTTTCTTTGGTATTGGAGGCGAATGGGTGGGCGAAGTATGATGTAAGTAATCCTGATAGGAATGCAGATAAGAAGAAGTTTGCGGTATATTCTGGTGCTGAGGATGAGGAGACAAGGGAGAGGTTGAGACAGGTTTTTAATTCACCTGAGAATAAATATGGAGAAAAGTTAAAGGCATTATTGGTAACAAGCGCTGGAGCTGAGGGTATTGACTTGAAAAACATTAGACAGGTACATATAATGGAACCTTATTGGCATGATGTGAGGGTATCACAGGTGATAGGAAGGGCTAATAGGTTTATGTCGCATATAGAGTTACCGGAGAAGGATAGGGTGGTTGATGTGTATAGGTATATGACGGTATTTACACCGGATATGAAGTCTATTGATAAGGAGAAGGAGACAACTGATCAGTATATTTATGGGGTGGCGTTGAAGAAGTTGAAGGTGACGGATGAGATAAAGAAGACGATGAAGGAGATTGCAGTGGATTGTACGTTGAATGCGGTGGATAATGAGAGGGAGATAAAGTGTTTTACGTTTGGGTTGGATGCGAGTGGATTGGCATATAAGGCGAATATAAGGGAGGATTTGGTTTATGGTAAGACGGAGATAGGGACGAAGTTGGTGAAGAAGAAGTTGGAGCCGATGTTTTTGGATGGGGAGGGAAATTTGATATGGGCGGATGCGAAGAAGAAGCAGTTATGTTATTTTAATAATAGGGAGTGTAAGGAGCCGTTGAAGAAGGCGCCGAAGAGTACAAGGAAGGTTGGGGTTGATATGGACAGTTTTGAGGTTTATGATGTGGAGGGAGTTGGAGTTGGAAATTTGATAAAGTTGGGGGTGGTGGATGAGAATGGAAAATTGGTGTAAAAATTTTCTTTGGTAATAGTAATGGGTAAGAAGGAGGTTGAAAGAGGGGAGGCTCTGGCAACTAAGAGGGAGCCTATTGTAGAAGAGCCTGATGATTTCCGTAGAGATATTAATGATAATTTTGGAAGGAGTTTAATTGGTAATAATTTTTTTGGGAGAATTTTTGGGGATGATTTTTTTAGAGATTTTGGTAATTTAGAAAATAGTGGGGGATATAGTGAGGTGAAGACTTATTCGAGTTATATGGAGTATAAGGATGGGAAGGTGGTGAAGAATGAGGAGAGGGGAGAGCATTATTTGAGTGACAATGGGAAGGGTTTTTATAGGACGATGAGGAGGATGCCGGATGGGAATGTGGTTAAGGAGGAGAGGAGTTTGGATTCGGTGAGGAGGATTGGGAATTAAATTTTGATAAAAATAAATTGTTATTTATAATTATAAATGGCAATTGATTTGGAAAAATCGAATCGTGAGGAAATAATAACTTATTTGAAACGTAAGGGTGAGACTGGACTTACTCAGAAGAGGAAAGATGATCTTTTAAGAATGGCAAAACGTGTAATGAAGAAAGAAAATAACAAAAAACATTCCGGAGGTTCTGTTGCTGCTAATGCTGCCATTCCAAAGCCCTACAACTTTGGTGATGCCTGGGAACAAGCCGCTCCAGTTGCTTTAGATGCTGGTAGTGTGCAGATGCAGGACGGTGGAAAGAGGCGTAGAAGCCGTAGACAGCATGGAGGTGAAGAAACTGAGGGGGCCACTCCAAATGCTCCTCAATTTTATGATCCCTCTGCTTCTCTTCCTCAGCCAAATAGTGATATGAATTCAGCTTATGGGCCGATTAATGCGGTAAGTGGTGCTTGTCGTAATTTGGCACCATTCCCTGGGGCCACTGATCAGCAGACTGGAGGGAAGAAGAAGCCGTCAAAGTCTAAGAAGGAGGCTAAGCCAAAGAAGGCTCATCCAAAGAAGGAGGAGTCGTTGTGGGATAAATTAATGGGAATGTTTTAATTTTTTAAAGAAATATTATAATTTATAATTATAATAGAATGACAGAATTATATAAAAAGAGTAATGATGAGTTGAGGAAACTATGTTTGGATAAAAATATTAATTTTACGTCAAGAGATACTAAAAGACAATTAGCAAATAAGATTTATGAGATGTCCGGGGGAAGATATTTCAAATGTCAAAATGGAAGAAAAGTTGAATTTGTGGAGTCATTGGAAAATCCACAATATACTAATCGAAGATTTAGAGGACCTGATTGGATATGTGAGGAAACAAATTTAACTGATAGGGATAATCCGATGAGGCCAGGGTGTAGTTATGGTTTAAAGTCTGGGATGAGGTGTGTGCCGTGTGTGGCGGATGTGATGGGAAAGAAGCCGAAGGAATGTCGATCTTGTGTGAGTGGGCGTAATATCTATTATTGTAAGTAATATTTGAAAAAAAAAATTATTTTTTTAGATATGATTCCGATAATTATAATAAGTTATAACAATTATAAGTATGTTGCGAATACTGTAAGACAATTATTGGAAATAGATAATGAGTTGAAAAATTGGATTTTGATAATGGATAATAATAGTGATGATTATAAGACGAAAGAATATTTGGGGCGATGTGAGGTAAGAGTTCATTATAATCAAGAAAACCAGGGACCTTGGGTAACACCAGAGAAGAATGCTCACATATGGAATATGATGCCTGAGAAGTTTATATTAACGGATCCTGATTTGGAGTTTAATAAGAATTTACCGGTGAATTTTATAGAGATTTTAATGGAATTGAGTGACAGGTATCAATGTGAAAAAATAGGATTTGGTTTGAGGGTAAATGATCATCAAAAGTGGTATCAGGGTTCTTATTACAAAATGACTTTATACGAATGGGAAAGGCAATTCTGGGTATTGAGAATACCTGATCCAAAATTTGAGCTTTATAATTCAAGGGTTGATACGACATTTTGTGTTGTGAATAAGAGGTTTAAAGAAAGATTTATCAGAGTTGGAAAAAATTTTACAGCCAGACATTTACCTTGGTATATTGAAGATAATACATTATCAGTTTATGACAAATATTATTGCTATAATAGACAGACTGGAATATCAACTATAAAAGAGTTGGTATTAAATCATTTGCGGGATAATTATGAGAAATTTGAAGTTGGTGGTGAGGTGTTTTTTGTGGGAACAAATAGTAAGATTCTGGATGAATGTAGAAATTTTTTTGTGGATTTAAATATTACGGAATTGGATAACATAATAAATAGTGAAAAGTATTTTTTGGAGATTGGTGATGATGTTGGTATGAAGTCAGTATATCTTTCAAGAAAATGTAAAGGATGTATAGTTTTAACAAGAAAGAATACTTATGGTAGGATAATAAAGGATAACACTGACAATGTTAGCGTGATTGAAGATGAATTTGGTGATAATTTTTTGGATTTGTTGGCAAAGAATGGAATAAATTTAGAAAGTATTTTTGGGATAAATTTGGGATGTGATTTAAGTGGCGTTGAGGAAAAATGTGAGGAATATGGAATAAAATTATTTCAGAAAAAATAGATTTAGAAATATTGAGTTTTTATTTGATAAAAAAAGTATTATATATTAAAATGATTCCAATAATAATAATCTCACATAATAACCATCAATATGTTGATAATACTATAAAACAATTAAGGAATATACGTGAAGAATTATTAAAAGATGTAATTGTTATGGATAATAATAGTAGTAATCTTGATACTTTGTCTTATTTAAATAATTTAGATGTGAATGTGCAGTTTAATAAGAAAAATGAGGGTCCGTGGATTAGTCCAGTGATAAATAG